CGACCGTTCGTCGGCCAAGCCGTTGCGCTCGGCGTCATCCGAAGCCTTCCACTTCAGAATCGCCGTGCCCACCGCAGGCAATAACTGCCCTGCATGAGCCATAAAGAAACTGTTTGCAGGCATACCCACAAGGGTGCGCCACACGGTATCGTCCAGCGCCTTACGGTCTACTGGGTCGCCATCGGCTACGTCGTCAAACACCTGCGTGACGTGCCACAAGTCAATCAGCCAAGCCACCGCATCTGGCGGCAACTCCAGCGCAGCAAAGTTCTCGCGCAACCAGTATTCGGCTTCGGTCACGACACTTCCCGACCAGAGGATCGGATGTTGATAGACGAGGCAGCCGAGGCAATCGTGGAGATGAACCCACCCGGTTGGAGCACATGGCCGACCAACTCAGGGAACGTATACGTCTCCGAGGGCAGTAACGTCTTGGCCTTAATGATCAAGTTCTGGTTGCCCGACGAGTCAAACTGCGTCACGAGGTTGACCGACAGGGTAGCCGCCGACGCGCTGTAGTTCGTGGCCGTGAACTTGTCGATGATGGCCGATACGTTCGTAGCCGTGTATTGGGTTACTTGCGTGTTCTCGGCAATCTTGGCCGGGATCAGGACTTTTACGTTAACTGCCATGTGTCACCTAAAAGGTAAATACCATTCGGACGCGACCGTTAGTGCCGACCAAGCCCGGATCGCCGCCCTCTACCGGGTCGCCACCGTTGCCGCCAGCGCCAGCAGTGAGGCTATTATCGCCTACGATGCCCGTAGCGCCGGTTTGGGTAAAGGCAGCCCCTCCGTTGCCATTCACTGACGGCGGCACCGTACCGCCCGTCTGCGTGCCTCCAGCACCCTGCTGGCTGCCAAATATGCCAATACCGCCGTAGCCGCCAAAACCGCCCGTAGAGATCATTTCGTCTAGGGCGTAGGTTCCGGCGTAGACAACAGACTGGGTGCCAGCGCCGCCCACAGCGTCACCAACCGTGCCGCCTCTACCGGCAGCACCGACAGTGTACAGAATAGTTTTAAGGGCATCTGGCGCGGTTAACACAATGACTCGTTTAGCGTAGGCACCGCCACCACCACCGCCGCCGGGGTTCTCTTGCGGTTCGTATAGGAACTCGCCAAATATCTGGGTGACAGTGCCGTAGCCACCGCCACCACCTGCGCCCCAAACCTGAATGGTGACGCCCGTGGCTCCCGTGGGAATCGTGACGCTACCCGACCCAGACGAAAAGTCGAATACACCGGCACCGGCTCCCCCCGTCGTGCCTGCAATCGCCGCTGCTAAGGTAGCGCCGCCCATTAGGTCAATCCCGCTCCGCTGATCAGCCAAGAGGTGCTGCCAATCTTGACGCAGGTAGCCAGACCGTTCTGCGCCAAGGTGCGCGTGCCAGTCGTGGTGCTGTTCGCCAAGGTCAGCGTGTCGGTCGTAATGGAAATAGATAACGCCGACGAATTGAGGTTGACCACAATGATGACCGTGCCCACCGGAAACGCGACAGCGGCGTTAGCCGGGATGGTCAGCGTCAGGCTAGTGCCGTTCATTAGAATCGACTTACCGCGATCCGCCAGCACTAACTGGTAGTTAGCGGTCTTAGAAACCGGCGGGGCTTCTCGATAGCCCACAGCGTAGTTCGCGCTAACCGAGTCGTTGTCCGGGATCAGCGGCGTGCCAGTGAACGTGGGCGAGGCAATCGGCGCATAGGTCGTTGCCGCAGCCGTCGTCGTCAGGGCGTTGGTAATGCCATACCCGGCTACCGTCGTCGGCGTGCCGGTAATCGTGGACCACGCGACAGTCTCCGTAGAGATGTCGTTGATGCCCGCGATGTCGTCGTACTCGCCAATCTGGATGTCGCACGAATCGGTCAGCACAAAGCGGTATTTAACGCCTTCGGCCAGCCACATGTCCTCGGGCAACCGTCCGCCAGAGTCAAGGATGATGGGGTTAGGGTTAGCCGTCGTGCCGCTAATGGACGTGTAGGTTGCCAGCGGGGTTGTGGTGCCAGCGGCGTAGGTATAAATCTTTCCGCCCGACAGCACAGAGCCGTCGTCGGTAAAGAACTGCGCCCCGGCTCCTGCAAAGGCTGAAAGGTAAACGGTCATACGTACACCTGCATAACAGTCAAAATGATGGATGGAATCGCCGGTACAGGCGCAGAAGCAGCAAAGTGTTCTAACTGAACACTAAGACTATCTACAGAAAAGTACATTTGAAAGTAATCGCCGTTAGACAACGGCAAGAAAAAGTTAGCGGCAGAGAAGATTTCGGCATTGTTGCCTTGAATCTGAATCAGTGACGCAGAGTTGGCTACGTTAGTGCCGTTGATAGCAGGCCAAATGTACAGTCGCCCCGTACCGCCCGAAGTCTTGTCTACCTGAATAGAAAACTGGACATTGTAGATAGCGGGTCGAGTAACTTTAATCTTGCTGCTATCGGCTGGGTCACGGTAAACGCCATACGCCGTATCGGCGTTGTTGTAGGTAATAGCGGTAGCCGTATTAATGACCGTTGCCGCTTGCGTCTGCGTTGAAAAGAACGAACCGTAGTTGATAAGACCCGGCTCAAACCGAGGCGGCCCTTTTTGCAAATCGTCTAGTTGCCCCTTAACGACCGCCAACTCGTCTTCGGTGTTAGACGACAAAGAAGGCGTCAACTCAAGGTCAGAGATGGTGGTCTGCGTAGTGCCGCCACCCGTCAACTGGTACTGGTTGTTTAGGAACCGGAACCACTCACGCGAAATCAGCCCGGTGCGCTCGTCAATAAACGGCACACGCGGGGCAGGGATTTGCGTGATGTTTACGGTCACGACGCAGTACCGCTCAGTTGCAGTTCGGCGCCCATAATGGCGACCTTTACCGGATCGGCGCCGCTTATCTCGTACACGCGGTCACGCAACTTCAAGGTCATGCCAAGGCGACGGAAGATGGCGCGAGTGCCGTACTGGCCTGTGCGACCCATAGACACTGTACGCTCGCCGTTCCAAGTGTGGCCGCCGTCATCCGACCAGCGCAGCATTAACTGCGGGTTAGCGCCAACCACAGGCGTTGTTTCAACCGCAAGGCTCAAGCCATCGTCCTGCACAACCCCTAGTATGTTGTTGCAGGTCTGAGTCTCAATATCTTGTGGTACGTTGGTTCCAAGGTTGGCGTTGAGCGACGGTGCGCCAGTCTCAGTGTTAATAATGACCTGCGTCTCAGTCGTAATTTCTGTGGCCGGGTCAAATGCGTCCACACCCGGCAAGCCAACGCCTGTTTCGCAGTCGATCTGTAGCGAGTGGTGGGCTGTGCGTTTAAGGTCATTACCGCCGGTTGGCAACGCACGCCACGACCGTAGCCACTTCTGCGTAGCGCCAGCGTCGGCGTACACGTTTAGATCAAACGCATACAAGCGACCGTTCTGGTAATCACCGATGATTGGCTCGCCGTTGAAACGAGCATGGGAGTTGCCACGGTGACGCTTAAAGTCGCCGTTTCGGAAGCCAGCACGCTCATGCCACGAGCCTGTCGCTGCGTCAAACACCCACGTTGTGTCAGCGTTGGTAAAGTTCAGCACGTAGAACGTGTGACCGTCCTGCTGATACGTGTAGCCAACTGCGTCGGCAAGGTTCCCGTAACTTTGAATGGCAAACTCAACCGCGTGCGTTGAGATACGAACGCCGGTATAACCGTTGGCACGGTATACAACGCCCTGACCCCGTGGGTCTGCGCCGAGCCAGAAGACGGAGTTGTCCATCTTGGCGACCGAGTACGGCGCAATACAGCCGATCTCGTTATAGGCGCCTTGGATACGGGTGAGCGGAAAATCGGCATCGCCGGAGTTGTACCAGACCTCCACGGAGTTCGTGCCAAACAGCCACGCCTCTCGATGGTCAATGATCAGGGATACTAGCCCGTCTGGTGAACCCTCAGCGCTTGCAAAATCCAAGGGGTCAATCGACAAGCCATCCAATAGGCTTGTGACCCAGACGCGTTGCGAGTTCGGCTCGTTAAATACAAAGTAACCGTCAAGATAACCAACCGTTACCGCACCCGGAAAGTCGGGGTCGGTAATTTGGGAAAACGTGTCGGTTGTTACGTTAAAAATGTACCCGTCAGGGTTGGCCGCAATAAAAATTTGCGTGCCGTTGTCAGCCATAGACACTGGGCCTGTGCCAGAAACAAAACCAACAACTTGGCTAGTAGATGATTCCAGAAGAATTGTGCTGTCATCTTCTAACAACACAAAAGAATCATCTTCCAGCAGCAACTCACTTGCACTGCCAGTGTTGTAGTTTGAGTCTAACTTGTAAAAATCGTTGCCAGAAACGACGTACAAGTAATTGCCTAGCGACCACAAGCCACGGATAGGGCCGGACCCAACAGTTGTCTTGAGAGACAAACCGGGGCAGCGTTGCAGATAAGCAGGCTCCTTGCCCCCCTCGGGAATAACCTCTGGGTAAAGGTTGACCATCCGGTTGTCGGCAGCATTGACCGACCGGATTACATACGACGACCCGAGGATCGGCGTCTTCATTAGAAGTTGCCCGTAAAGATGTTAAAGCGCGGTCGGTTGACGAGCAGCGCCGCAGGCATTGCCATCAGGTCATCCGGATTGTTGATGCGCTTCAGGTCGCGCTTGCTAGTCATGGCAATGCGCTGCACCTGCGGAGAGGGTTCGACACCAAACTCCGCCGCAAGTTCACAAGCCAAGTTAAATCGGAAAGCCCGCAGGTATCCCGGCGGAAACGCCAAATTAGTGTCTAGCGCCGCAGGAGTAGCCAGCGGTCGCACCGACACAAAGTGGAACTCCAGCACCTTGGTC